GTATTGTTGGTATATCAACAAGTAATGCAGTTGGTTCGTTTATTAATAATGTATCTAGTATTGGTACTAGTATTGGTACATCAATAGTATCCGGTATAGGTGTTAGTAATTTTGCTAGTATTGGTAATGCTGTTGGTACTAGTAATGTTACTGGTTATTCATCAATTAATACTACAATACCTAGTATTGGTAGTAGTATTGGCACTAGTAGTATTTCTGGTATAGGTGCTAGTATTGCTGCTAGTATTGGTAATGCTATTGGTGCTAGTAGCATTTCTGGTATAGGTGCTAGTAATTTTGCTAGTATTGGTAATGCTATTGGTACTAGTGCTGTTACTGGATATTCATCATCTGATATTACAATTGGTAGTATTGGTAGTGCTGTTGGTACTAGTAGCATTTCTGGTATAAGTGCTAGTATTAATTCTAGTGTTGGTAGTAGTATTGGTATATCAACAATATCCGGTATTGCTGCTAGTAATTTTGCTAGTATTGGTATTAGTAGTGGTACTAGCAGTATTTCTGGTATAGGTGCTAGTAATTTTGGTAGTATTGGTAATGCTATTGGTACTAGTAATGTTACTGGTATAGGTGCTAGTAATTTTGCTAGTATTGGTATTAGTAGTGGTACTAGTAATGTTACCGGATATTCATCATCTGATATTACAATTGGTAGAATTGGTAGTATTATTGGTACATCAGTAGTATCAGGTATAGGTGCTAGTAATTTTGCTAGTATTGGTAATGCTATTGGTACATCAACAGTATCCGGTGTATGTGCTAGTATTAATGCTAGTATTGGTAGTATTATTGGTACTAGTGCTGTTACTGGATATTCATCATCTGATATTACAATTGGTAGTATTGGTACTAGTAGTGGTATTAGTGCTGTTACTGGATATTCATCATCTGATATTACAATTGGTAGTATTGGTGCTAGTGCAGGTATATCAATTACATCTGGTATTAGTTCTAGTATTAATGCTAGTATTGGTAATTCTGTTGGTACATCAATAGTATCTGGTATAGGTATTAGTAATAAATCTAGTATTGGTGCTAGTAGTGGTATATCAACAGTATCAGGTACAGGTGGTAGTAATTTTGCTAGTATTGGTAATGCTATCGGTGTTAGTAGCATTTCTGGTATAGGTGCTAGTAATTTTGGTGGTAATGGTAATATTACTAATATATCAACTACATCTGGTATTAGTGCTAGTATTGTTGCTAGTAATGGTATTAGTAGTGGTATACCAATTATATCTGGTATAGGTGCTAGTATTGTTTCTAGTGTTGGTAGTAGTAGTGGTATTAGTTCTAGTATTGCATATAATTTAGAATTTAGTTCAATATCTAGTATTGGTACTAGTATTAGTACAGCGATAGCAGCAGCAACAGGAAGTGCTAAAAAGGTAACAACCAGTTTTAAGGTATACCGATATAACACCACAACATTACAATTATATCGAAATATTAAAACTACAACTGTTATATCGGCATATTCAATATTAGCAGCTAAATATAATAATACTAAAACAACCAGTAAATTATATCGAAATAGTAAAACGACAATAGATATTGATTAATTTAGCATATAAATATTAGTATTACTTAATAAAGAAATATTAAAATGGCAAAAATACAAACAAGACAAAAATTTAAGGAATATTGTTTAAGACGATTAGGGTGGCCTGTTGTTGAAATAAACATTGATGATGATCAAGTTGAAGATCGTATTAATGATGCTTTAGAATTTTTCAATTTATATCATTATAATGGTACTGAAAAATTATTTATGAAGCATCAGATTACTCAAGAAGATATTAATCGTAAATGGATTTATTGTCCTGATACTATATTATTTGTTATTGGGGTATTTCCGTTTACTGGTGCTAATAGTTCTAATATGTTTGATATTAGGTATCAAATGAGATTAAATGATTTATATAATTTACATAATTTCACTTCCGTATCTTATGTACATTATGAAATTACTATGCAACATCTTAGAACATTAAATCTAATATTTACTGGTACGCCACAATTTAGATTTAATAGTATGCAAAATAGATTATTTTTAGATATTGATTGGGATCGAGATGTACAAGTAGGTTCTTATGTAATAATGGAATGTTATCGTAAGATAAATCCAGATTTAATTACTTTAACTGGAACTGTTACTACCAATACAGAATCTAAAATTATTACTGGTACTAATACTATATTTGATCAAGAGATATTAGAAAATGATGTTATTCATATTAATGATATTCCCAATCAAGTAGATAAAGTAATTTCACCAACAGAACTTACGGTTATTGATTATCCACAAGTTACTAGTAATAATGCTACCTTAACAATAGTAGGATTAAGTGATGTTTGGAATGATAAATTTATGAAAGCCTATGCTACTGCTAAAATTAAATATCAATGGGCTACTAATATTAAAAAATATTCTGGTATACAATTACCTGGTGGTGTTACTTTAAATGGTAAAGAAATGTATGATGAAGCAGTAGCAGAAATTGATCATTTAGAAGAATCAATACATATTACATCAATATTACCAAGTGATTGGTTAATTGGATAAAATATAATATAATGGCAACTAATCCATATTTTAATTTTTATCCATCTACTATTACTCAAGAACAATTATTAGTAGAAGATTTAATTATAGAAGCATTACAAATTCATGGATTAAATGCCTATTATTTGCCTAGAACAATTAAAAGTGATAATGAAATAGATTATATTTATGGCGAAGATACATTAAAAGAATATACTGCTGCATATCCTATTGAAATGTATTTAGAAAATGTAATGGGTATGGAAGGTGAGGGTGATTTCTTATCTAAATTTGGTTTAGAAATTAGAGATGAAGTATCATTATTGGTATCAAGAAAAAGATTTAAACATGCAACATCTTCAGCTAATTTAGTAAGACCAAGGGAAGGAGATTTAATATATTTACCATTAATAGAAAATTTCCTAGAAATTACTTTTGTTGAACATGAAAATAATCAGGCTATGTATTATACCCTTGGTAGAGGTCGTGGTGGTAATGTTTATGTCTATGCATTAAAATTAAAACAATTTGTATTTTCTAGTGAATTAATATCTACTGGTATTAGTGATATTGATACACAAATTGAAGCACATTATCCAAGAATAAGATTAACTATTGATAATACCATTGGTACTTATAATAAATCTGAAATTGTATATCAAGGTACTGATTTAGCTAATGCTACAGCACATGCTATTGTATACTCTACTACTAATAATACTAGCAATACTTATCTGGACTTAATAAAAGTGACTGGTGATTTTCGTTCAGCAAATGTTATTGGTAATACTTCTGGTGCTGTCGGTAGAGCAAATGTGGTTTCTACATTACCATCAATGGATTATACATTTGAAGATTTAGTAGATAATACAATAATACAAAATGAAGGAGCAGAAATTATAGATTTCTCCAGTATTAATCCATTTGGTGTACCATAATGTTAAATCAAGATTTTTTTAAATTTCAAACTATTAGAAAAGTTATAGTAGCTTTTGGTACTATTTTTAATGAAATTCAAATAGTTAGATTTACCAAATCTGGTATTCAACATAATACCATTAATGTACCATTGATATATTCACCTAAAGAGAAATACATTACTAGATTAACATCTGATCCATCATTAACTAAATCTATTAATACGATATTGCCAAGAATGTCATTTGTAATGGATGGTATTTATTATGATAGTAGTAGAAAGCAAGTTACTGGATTAAAAAATCATACTTGTGGTGAATCGGCATATAAAGAACAAGGTGTTCCAGTTCCATATAATTTTGATTTTACTTTATCTTTATATGTTAGAAATGCTGAAGATGGTACTCAAATATTAGAACAAATATTACCATATTTTACACCAGATTATACAGTATCAGTAAATTTTATGCCAGAAATGGGTAAGAATTATAATTTACCGATAACATTAAATTCTGTATCAAATCATATTGAATATGAAGGTGATTTTACTTCTACTAGATTAATAATTTGGGATTTAACATTTACTGCTAAAGGTTATATATGGCCACCAATTAAAGGTGGTGGTGGATTAATTGGCACTTATAGTACCGTTGGTGGACCTGATGGTACTGGTGGTTATGGAGCAGCATTTACTAATATATATGTAGAAAAGAGAGATAAATTATCACAATATGTTACTGTAGATTATGCTAATGGTTTTGGTAAATTTTATAGTTCCGAAATCATTGATGTAAAAGCACGACAAGTTACTGGTACTATGATATATTTTTCTGATAATTCATTAGGAACATTGGTATTAGGTGGATTAAATAAATTAGTAGAAGTTGGTGATATAGTAATGGGTTATGCTTCACATGCTAGATATACAGTAACAGAAGTAAGAAATCAACCAGTAAAAGCAGTAATGATTATTACTAAACCTGATCCAGAAGATGCTGAACCTAGTGATGATTATGGATTCTCAGAAACTATCATTGAATATGATTAATAATATGAACATTTTTTATGAAAACTTTAAACGAAAATCTTGCTGAATTATTTAATGTTGATCCTATTCCAGCTTCGACAAAACCATTAGCAATAATACCAGAAGAAATACCAGATTCTAATATTTCAGTAATAGAAGAAGATACTGAATATGCTAGAACTAATATTAGAAAATTAATAAATGATGGTATTCAAGCAGCAGAACAATTATTATTAATTTCTACTCAATCAGAACAACCAAGAGCATTTGAAGTATTTACTGGATTATTAAAAACTTTATCTGAATTAAATCATGATTTATTATTAGTACATAAAACTAAAAATTCATTAATTGTTCCAACCAATAATAATCCTAATACTAATGATGTTAATATCAATAATGCAATAGTATTTCAAGGTTCTACTAATCAATTATTAAAAATAATAAAAGATCAACAATAATGGCTGTTAATATTAATTACATGGGGAATGAAAATCTTAAAAAGATTGGTGTTCCTATTGAATATACTGAAGATCAAGTAATAGAATTAAAAAAATGTGCTATTGATCCTATTTATTTTATTGATAATTATTGTTATATTGTTACCATTGATCATGGTATACAATTACTTAAATTATGGGATTTTCAGAAAGATTATATACATGCTATACATAATAATAGAATGTTGATAGTAATGTTAAGTAGACAGATGTCAAAAACTACTGTAGCTGCTGCATATATTTTATGGTATACAATATTTCAATCAAATAAAACTGTAGCTATTGTTGCTAATAAAGAAGAAAATGCTAAAGAAACATTATCAAGATACCAATTGATGTATGAACATTTACCATTATGGATGCAACAAGGTGTTAAAACATGGAATAAAGGTGATATAGAATTAGAAAATGGTTCTAAAATAAGAGCATCAGCAACTTCTGCATCAGGATTACGTTCAAAATCAATATCATTTTTATATGTTGATGAAGCATCGATTATATCAAATACAATAGCAGAACAATTTTTTGCTGCTACATATCCAGTAATATCTTCTGGTAAAACATCAAAAATTGTAATGACTTCTACTCCACTTGGTTATAATCATTTTTGGAAATATTGGAATGATGCCAAGACTGGTCAAAATGATTTTTATCCATTTCACGTACCTTATTGGAAAGTTCCTGGTAGAGATAAAAAATGGGCTGATGAACAATTAAGGTTATTAGGTGAAGTAAAATTTAATCAAGAAATTTTATGTTCGTTCACTGGCAGCACTTTTACGCTAATTAGACCAGACATTATTGCAGAATTATCATATAAGTATCCTATTCATTCTAAGGATAATCTTGATATATACACATTACCACAAAAAGATAATATATATGTAGTAGTATCTGATGTATCTAGTGGTGTAGGTGGTGATTATTCAGCATTAGTTGTTATTGATATTACTAATGTACCATATGTAGTAGTAGCTAAATATAGAAATAATACTATATCAACATTATTATATCCAACAGTAATATATAGTATTGCTACTGAATATAATAATGCTTTTGTATTATTAGAAAATAATTATTCAGAACAAGTAGGATATATTCTTACTAATGAATATGGTTATGAAAATATCTTATATGTAACTAAAAATGCAAAAGGACAAACTGTTACTGGTGGTTTTGGTAGTATTGGTCAAACATATGTTGGAGTAAATACTGATAAAAGAATAAAACGTATTGGTTGTTTTAATTTTAAATCATTATTAGAAGAAAAGAAATTATTAATATTTGATGCTGATATTATATCAGAAATATCAACATTTATTGAATCAAAAGGATCATATAGTGCTGATGAAGGATATAATGATGATTTAGTAATGACATTAGTTTTATTTGGGTGGTTGACAACAAATGCATATTTTAAAGAACTTACTGATGTAAATCTTAGAAAATTAATGTATGAACAACGAATACAAGATATAGAAGATGAAATGTTACCAGTAGGATATTTAAATAAAGGATATAGTAAAGAAATATCAATAGAATCTAATGATTGTTGGTTTAATTTTAATATAGATGAACCTGCTTTTGAAATACCAAAAGGTTATTTAACAGATAGACTGTAAAGCAAAATAACAAAAATACTAAATAATACAATAATAGAAAAGTTAATTTATAATAAATTATAAGGAGAATATAATATGGCCTTTGAAGTTTCACCAGGAATTGTTGTTAAAGAAATTGATTTAACCGCAATTGTTCCTTCAGTACCAACATCTATTGGTGCATTTGCTGGTAATTTTAGTTGGGGACCAGCAAATCAAATTACTACAGTTCATAATGAAATTGATCTAGTAAATCAATTTTATAAACCAAGTGCTACTAATTATGAATATTGGTATTCTGCATCTAATTTCTTATCTTATTCTGGTAATTTACAAGTAGTTCGTGCTGCTAATACTACTAGCACATTAAATGCAGTATCTACTGGTGCTGGTATTCTAATCGAAAACGAAACCGATTATGAATATAATCATACTGATGGTGCTAATACTAATGGTGTATTTGCAGCTAGATACCCAGGAGTTATTGGTAATGGTTTAAAAATTGAAATTGCTGATGCTAATACCTTTTCATCTTCTTGGGCATATTTTTCCCAATTTACTGATGCACCAGCAACTTCTAGTTGGGCGGAACAACGTGGTGGTGCAAATGATGAAGTTCATATTGTAGTAGTAGATACAAACGGTGTATTTTCTGGTTCAGCTAATAGTGTTATTGAAAAATACGCATTCATATCTAAAGCTAGTGATGCATTAACTAATGATGGTTCTACTAATTATTATGTTAATGTATTAAATCAGCGTTCACGATATATCTGGTGGTTATCACATCCAACATTAGCTAATAATAATTGGGGTTCTGTTGCTGCTAACACTAATTTTAAAAATTTAGCAACTGTATCAACTAATACATTAGTAAATGGTGCTGATGGTACTATTACTACTGGTGATATTATTCGTGGATATGATTATTTTGCTGATTCAGAATTTAGTGATGTATCATTAATTATTTCTGGACCAACAAATAGCACTGTTGCTACTCATATTATTGATAATATTTGTGAAACTAGAAAAGATTGTATTGTATTTATTTCACCAGAAAAAGCAGATGTTGTTAATAACTAT